AGCAACTAACGCTCTAGTATCTTTTTCAATAATCACAACGGTCGTTACTTCGTCCATAAATTACCTCCTTAGTAATCTGTGTCAAGCTGCCAGTACGTATCAGGCTCATCATAGTCCTGCTTGTTGTCTGTAAACATCCAGTTCTTTTTATCTTCTTTTGGCTTAACATTATTGAGGTCTGTGAAGTTTGAGTAAGCACCGAGCATTAACTTACTTGGATCTTCTGGTAACTTCATCAGTATCCATTCCAAAGGGTCTATACTATGATTGTTTTTATCAACAGGTTTCTGCTTATAGCTTTTATCTTTCTTGACTTCCCACTTATACTCTGACAACTCAAACTTGAGATTAAAGCAGTTATCCATAATCTTCAAGCGTCCTGCTTTTGCGTAAGTGATAAGTCTGAAGATACGGTCATCAATACTAATGTGACCTGGTTGAAAGAACACTCCATGTTGTGCCCACATCTGGTCGTAGGTCTGTAAGTCTGTAACCTGTCTACGTCCATAAAGTTTAGGGTCAAGTATTGGTTGTGTGTACAGCTGAGACATTGTAATGTCAAAAGTAATTTCTCTCAGCCACTTCTCATACAACTCATTAACACCCATATCTTTGTATTGTAAATCTCTGTAGATATAAACGATACCGTTCTTATCATCTACTGCTGCACATACAAAACCAGCTGGGTCAGATATACCTGGGTCATGTGCAATAAGACGTACCCAATTCTTAGGTGGCTCAAAGTATGGAATAAATAAGTCTTTATAGTTTGGAACAACAAGACCGTTGGCAAACTCAAAAGAACCAAACAAGTATCGGTCTATCCACCACTGGGGTTTATTCTTACACAAATCCTGAATGTAAGTTTCAGGCAGATATGTGTTTGCATCTGTAGATGAGATGTGTACAGAAATATTATAATCTCTACAATTTGGGTCAGGCTCATATTTTACAATAGCAGTACCATGTTGGTAAATCTCATCTGCTGGCTTTAAGTATTCTTCTCTCAGCCAACCTGCTTCTGGGTTTGACTCAGCAATACCTTGTCCTCTAAAGTATTTAAAGATAGGTCTACCATTCTTGTCATAACCAGAAAAGATTGCTGCGTTCATATTACGCAAACGAGATTTGAGCTGTGTAAAGAAATCTACGTCAACCTCGGATGCTTCTATGATTACCCAAGCAGATAAGTTCAAAGAACGAATCTTACCTTCATCATCAAATGGTCTGTAGATAAGTCTGCATCCATTGTACAGTTCCATTGTCTGCTTCTGTGCTGAGTATCTCTTTACAAAAGCAGCAGGTATATCTGCTTCAAGTTCTTTCTTAATTGTATTTTCATACTGTGAACTTACGTTAGCACCAACTAACACCTGACCGTATGGGTTCATAAACAACTGTTTATAGATGAACTGTCTGGTAGCATATGTCTTTGCTGAACCAAAACCACCTGCATTAAGTTTAAATTTATGACCGTCACGTAGGAAATCATACTGGTGCTCCATTGGTCTGAAGCTATTGAAATATGTATTACAAGCAGGAGCACGTGTACAATTGTACCAAAACTCCGACTTGCCTCCGTTAAATGCGATTGACTTTTCCATTGGTGCACCGCATCTAGGACACACAAGTTGTTGCATAAAGAAAACCTCCTTACTACTTAATTGTAGCAAAGAGGTTCTCTAATTGTCTATTGCCTATTCAGTTGTCAAGACTCAGAAACGTAGTCTGATGATGGTACTTTGATAGACTGGTTATCGTAGTCCATCTTAATCTTACCTGTAGGTTTTGGCAAGTCAATGTCGCAAGGCATTAACTGTTTCTCACCTGCCTTGGTTGTGTTAAGATAGGTAGCAGGCTGAGCTGCACCTAAATGATTCTTTGCACGCACCTGTGTATTGTTTGCCAACGCTGTAGCGTATCCAGCTACATCATCCTGAAAGTGTTCTCCACCAACCTTGGAACCATAATTATCATCATCCTGCAGCGGATGTTCTGGGTGAGTGTCATCACCGTTTAAGTTCTCATTGGTATCATGCACAGTGGACTTAGTAAATGTAGCGTTCTTACCTGTGTAACCAGATACGTCATTTTCATTATGAGTTTCCCTAGTTCTGAGGTCTGCATCAGCAGTAGGCATTGTAACATCAGCGAAGTTCAATGCTTCCTGTGATTGCTCAATGGTAGGGTTGCTTGTATCTCTTACAATAAAATCACTCATTGTTATCCTCCTGTTGAGTTGTCTCGTCTACATTTAATGTAACACAATAAATATAGGGTGTCTAGCTTGGTTATACATCATCATCATCATCACCATTAATAGCATATTTAATATCATCTAAAATATTATAAAGTTTATGGAGTACATTTTTCCACAAAGATTCATCTTGTATACGAATAGCACCTAAAACATCAACACCAGTAGCTAAACCAAATCTATGTCCGTCATATTCACAAAAGTAAATATAATTATTATTAGATGTAAGACTAGAATAATCTAGCATATAAGGAAAATTGCTATAACTATCCCCTAGTAAAAACTCTACAAAAGTATTTGGGGTGCCACATTCCCAACACAGCTCAGCTTGTGTGTACCCTGTACTAGAACCCAAAGGATCACAAAAACGCTTACCACCAAATTCAGATATGTTTAATGTAGGGTTTTCGTTAGATATGTCATCAAAGTCAGGATATGTAACATAGTTTATGTAATCAAAATTATTAAGTTCTATTTTATAACCCCAATGTGACATATTTTGTAATTTAGTAAAAAGTTTATTATTAATATAGATACTAAACTCATCTGTCTCACTACTGTAGCTACCTGTAAGAATGTTATCACCTTTAACGATTACACTTTTATCAAAAGACACAGTACCTGTAGTATATGAGCGATTCTGTAGATCTATACCAGTACAAGGTTCTACTACATTAAGTAAATATACATAGGAATTTCTTATCAGTTGTATAGCTGTATCATAATTCTGTTGGTTATAGGCTTCTTCAGGTATGTATCCATCAGAACCTGTGCGTAAACTATCGAAAAAAGCTAGGCACCTTAAAACACCTAAAGCACGTATCCGGATATTAGTATCCTTAGCACGCCTTGAATAAAAATTTACTTGAATGTTCTTCTCTGAGAAATATCTAACGTCAATTACAATTGAGTGTGGTATTCCTATCTTTGCATATTTTTCTGAAAGACTTTCTTTAAGTTTCGTAAAATAATAGCGTTCTTCCTCATACTCATACTCAATATTTTGAAAAGGCTCCGCATTCAAATTACCTCTAAATCTTAATAAGTCAGCCTCTGATATATAGCAGTCGCTAGGAAGTCTATCATCTATATTTTGTAACTTTTGTAGAGCTTCTAATTGTTCATCAGTTAGACTACTATTATTCTTATTACGCAAACCTCTTACAGGGTTGAATTGACCTATGAAGTCAGACTCCATTGTTAAATCGTGATTGTAATCCATAAGCACTCCTTTCTTTTGCTGTCGGCTTGTTATATTTAAAATAGTATATCCTATCCTCTTTTCATTATATTCTCTTTAAAAACTCCTCAATGTATTTTGCATACAACTTAATACCTTTTGGGTTAGGATGTGTATTTGTAGCTGAAATTGCATAAATTGAATTACGCTTAACTTCCATATTATGGTTGGCTTTGTTTGTGTCGCTACCTAAACGTACAGCTAGGTTATCATCATGCAAGTTAAGATAAGGCACGCCCCAGTACTCTGCAATCTCAATAAGTGCGTTTGCAATAGTGTCAGTCATCCAAGCATCCTGAATGATAATACCAACGTGTGCTTCTGGACAGTTGTTGAAAACATAGTCGATAACATTATTATAAAATCCCCAGATTGTATTAAAGCCTGTGTCTGCTGAAGTACCTATGTCTGCTGCTGTAACAGCTGTATCATTCAAACCGTGTGCAAATGTTACATAAATTGGTGCATCATTCTTAGCAATCTGAGCTTTCAACACACCCTTAAAGATATCCTTGTTTAAATCCTTTGTTGTATCAGCAAAAGAAAAGTGGCTTGTGTTAACAGATGTTAATGCACTACACTGTCCTGCTAACGCCAAGTTGTAAAGTCTCATATGATTCTTATGTGCAATAACTGCAGGATAAGAAATGAAACCATACTCCTCATCATGTGCATCTTCTGTGTAGCCTGCGAATGCTCCTGATGTAAAGCTATCTCCAATAGCTAACCAACGCACACCCTCCAAAGGACTTGTCACTGCTCTTACAGAAACAACTTCTTTAATAGCCTGATGTCCTACAGAGAATATAGTACCGTGACCTTTAAGTGCATAAGCAATTGCTGGTCTTTCTACAATGACATATTCATTATCTAAACCAATGCGTCCACTGTTGGTTTGCTTAGCGTTCTTTGAGTTTTTAAACATATGTACCGTGTCTGTTGGTAATATCTGTGTCATTGTATCAGGATAAATAAACATCAGACCTGTTCTGTAAACTCTGTAACCAAAAACTCTGTAGAGTTTTCCTGGTTCAAGTTTGTATACATAAGTCTCACAAGTGTATCCGTTAGCTGCTGCAGTGTTAGCACTTGCTACTGGTTGGTCATAGTTTCTAATAACCACGTTGTAATAAACCTCTGGCTGAATATCTGTAGGAGTTATTTCTTTCAACTCATCCTCAGCTGTTGGGTTCATTGGTGCGTCAACCATAACATTAGCTGCAACAGTAGTAGGTCTTGTTGGGGAACCATAGACTACAAGCTCTACTGCACTCTCAGGTGGGATAATCTGTGTTCCAACGAACTCATCTTCTGGTGTTGTAATAGTGAACTTTTCATTCAGAACATTTCCAGCAGCATCAAGGAAGTATGCTATTGTTGTATTTGGTCTACCATAGGTTGAAATGCTGTATGATTCTACATCATCCAGTACGTCAAAGTGGTACTCTCTACCGGTTGGAGTGTCTGAGATATCCATATTTTGTGTGTGTGCAAACCCTACAGTAAAACTCTTTGGGTACATTATCCTGCTGGCACGAACCTTTCTTGTATAGACCTTTTCTATTCTGTTTGTCAGAGGGTTGTTCTTTTTATAATCAGTGAAATGAAGCATAGCTTCTCCTTTCTGTTTAGCTATTTTTGTCTCGTCACTGTTAGGATAGCACACTGTAAGCTAGTAGACTAGGTATTTTGATGATGTTTTGATGATTCAACAATTACTAATACGTCAACAACGACAAATAACTAAGGCTACTTCGTAACCTTATATATACATATAGTATTCATATCATACCGTTTTTAAA